TGCAAGCTCGCCTCCAGCGTGGCCCAGGTGATTAAGACCAGCTCCGGTGAGGTGCAGGCCAGCAGCCTCCGTTCTGGTGTGGTTGGAAGTCAGGGCACCGCCCAGACCTACTACGAGAACGTATTCGGCAGCACGGTCAAGGTGCTGAAGTCCGGGGACGAGTTCGAGCAGTTCCAAGCCGACCGCCCCAACGTCAACATGCGCGAATACTGGCGCAGCCTTACCGAGAAGGTGTGCGCCGGCGTCGGCATCCCTTACGTCCTGGTTTTCCCAGAAGGAATGCAGGGCACGGTCTACCGTGGCGCCCTGGATATGTCTTCAGTGTGGTTCCGCAGCCGTCACCAGGTGATGGCCTCGGCCGCCCGTAGGATCTGGGAGTATGTGATGGAATACGCCATCCGTACCGATCCCACCCTGCGAGACTCACCCGACGACTGGTACGAGGTCGCTATCCAGGCACCCCGGGCTCCCAACGTCGACGTGGGCCGCAACTCTGCTGCACAGCTCGCTGAGCTAGGTGCTGGTGTTACCACCTACGACGAGATCTACGGCGCCCGAGGCATCGACTGGCGATCCGCCCTGGAGGCTAAGGCACAGCAAGCCCGGTACATCCAAGACCTGGCCACTAAGTACGGCCTCGATGTCTCTGAGATCTCGACCGCCCAGAAGCAGCCTATCGCGCCCGAGCCAGCCGAGATGGCTGCCGAGGCAGAGCCCTCTGGGACAATGCCCGAGGAGATCCCGGCCCAACCCATCCAGGAGGTGGTTGCTGTGGCCAAGAAACGGAAACCCAGAGCCAAGAAATCAGAATGACCAAGATTAACAACTGGCTTTCCTACCAGCCCCGGGCCTCGGCCTCGGAGCCGGCCACCCTCCAAATCTTCGATCAGATCGGTGAGGACTGGTTCGGTGGCTCCGGTATTTCGGCCAAGGCCTTCAGCCAGGCCCTGCAGGACGTCGGCCAAGGCCCCCTGGTGATCGAGATCAACAGCCCCGGCGGCAACGTCTGGGATGGCCTGGCTATCTACAATATGCTGCGGGGCCGGCAGGCGCCTGTCACCACCCGGGTGGTTGGCATCGCTGCCTCGATTGCTTCGATCATCGCCCTGGCCGGCGACACTGTTGAGATCGCCGATGCGGCCTTGTTTATGATTCACGACCCCTCCGGAATGGTTGCAGGCACCTCGGAGGAAATGAGGAAGATGGCCGATGCCTTGGATCAGCACGCCGAGGTGCTGGCTGGTATTTATTCGAAGGTCACCGGCCGCCCGACCTCTCAGATCCGGGCTGCCATGAAAGAGGAGACCTGGTTCACCGCCCAGGAGGCCATCCAGTTTGGCCTGGCCGACAAGATGACCGAGGAGCAGATGGCCATCGCCGCCTGCTGGCATCCCCGGGCTGTCACCAAGACCGCCCCCGAGACTGTCCGAAACAACCTCCGCCGCGGTTTGGAGCAGTACGCCGAAGGCCTCGCCGGTGATGGCCTTGAGAAACAGACCGTCCTGGACGCCGAGGCCATGGTGGCCGGTGAGGCGCCCACCGAGGACAAGATCCGCACAGCCAACGCCTGGTGGGGACGCAACGAACGCTTCCTCGAAGCCGAGCCCAACACACCGGCCGACGTGGCAGCCAACCTTTGGGGAGGCGCCGCAGGCCGTGATTGGTTCAAAGCGCTTTATGCCCAGCTCGAAATCGAGGAGGGCGAGACCCCGGATGAATCTCCGGACGACAAACTTTCGACCGGCAGCACCGACGCTGCCGCCGATGGCGCGACAACCGCGCCGACATCACAGCAGACACCACACAACATGACTGAATCAAACACCGTGGTGGCGGCCGCTCCTAGTGCGCCGTCCGCCCTCGACATCGACGCCATCGTGGCCAAGGCCGTTGCCGCCGCCATCAGCGCCAAGGCTATCACCGCCGCGCCTGCCCCCGAGCCTCTCCGGCCGGTGATCCAGAACCTTGGCAACCCCCTCCTGGAGAAGCACAAGAGCCTCCGCGCCGGTGCCGAGCGCCAGCGCTTCCTGATCGAGAACCACAGCGAGCTGCTCCGCCAGTCGGCGCTGATCGCTCCCCAGGCCGCAAACACCTTCGCCTCCGGCTTGGTTGTCGATTATCTCGCCGACGCCGTGATCACCGTGATCAGCGCCAAGCTGGCCATGATCAGCAACTTTACCCGCAACGTCGGCCTGGATAACCTCCGCCCCCGTGCGACGGTGCAGGTCAAGAAGTTCACCACCGGCGACGCCGCGGTCGACAACGCCACCAACTTCGAGGATGGCGCCGCTAACCAGTCCACTCTGGCCGCCACCTCGGTGACGGTGAACCAGATCACCAAGACCTTCACGGTCACCCAGCAGGAGCTGAACCAGGGCTTTGCCCTCTCCGACCTGTCCCAGGGCTCCGCTGAGATCTTCGCCCTGGCCATCTCCAAGAAGGTGACCGCTGTCATGACCTCCGGCAACTACGGCGCCGGAACCACCATCGGCACGGCCGCCAACTTCGACAGCTCCGACCTCCCGGCGATCCTGGCCCTGGCCAAGAACTACCGCCAGAAGCTGCTGTTGCTTGACGGTGGCCACCTGGCTCGCCTGATGTTCTCCGGTCAGTTCACCGCTGCCGCTGGAACCAACCCGTTCCCTGACAGCCGATATGGCCCGTTGAACAACGGTTTCTTTGGCTTCAACAACATCCTGGAGCAGAACGACTGGACCGGCGCTATCGCCAACACCGCCGGCTTCGTTTGCGGCCAGGACGCCATCGCGGTGGCCTCGGGCCTCCCGGTCGGAATGATCGCCGGCGAGTTCCTGGAGCAGCGCACGGTCGAGCTGTCCAACGGCCTCTCGGTCCTGCTGTCTGTCTGGTACAGCCGCGCTTCCCGCGCTCATATGGCGTCTTACGACATCATGTTCGGTGCAGCCGCCGCGGACACCACGCAGGCCGAGGTTCTCATCACCGCCTAATCGGCTGACCCATGAGAATCGCAACTACCATCTCGGTGGACAAGAACGGCAAAACCAAGCTCGTTTCTGGTCCCGAAGTCGACGCGACACTCCAGCGCGACGGCTTCAACACCGCGACCGTTCCCGAAGGAGGCAAGCTCATCCTGTGGATACAGGGAGCCCTGGCACCGAAAGTTCGAAAAGGTTAACAAACCGAAATTGGGGAGGCTGTTGGATACGCTGGCAGCCTCCCCTCTAACCGAAAAACAAAATGGCCGTTCAAGCAGACATCTCGATGGAATACAGCATGGGGCGCCAGGGATTCTTCCCGGTGACCACCACGGCTGCCCAGACTGGCAACTTCTCGGCCGTGATTCCGGCTGAGCCGACCGTCTTCACCTCGATCACAGGCACCGGCATCTCTGGGACTTGGACCGGCATCACCCTGCCGGCCGGCTTCCCACTCGTCGGTAACATCACCGAATTTCAACTAGCCTCTGGCAAGGCCGTGGCATTCCTGGCTCGCACCGCCTAACACATGAGACTTGGCATCGGCATCGGAACCAATCGAGCGCCCTCCGGCGATGCCGGTGGCTTCGATCTACCGATCCTGCGGCGCGATATGCTCCAGGAGGACGAGTTCTTCGTCCTGCAGGAAGATGCCTCCAGTAAGATCGTTTTCTCGTTCGGCACCTACGACCGAATTGCTTTGGAAGATGGCACCGACCTTTTACTAACCGAAAACTCCGACAAGTTCATCCTCACCGTTTACTGATATGGCAGACTCCAAAATCACGGCCTTAACGGCCATTTCAACAGTCGATCCAACGGCCGACCCGTTGGTTATCGTCGACGTCTCCGATACGTCAATGGCCGCCAGCGGCACGACCAAGAAGTCGACGATCAATCAACTCCTCGGCTCCGGCGGCACCGCCACCCTCGCCTCCGCCACCATCACCGGCGCTGCGACTGCTGCCAGCCTGACCGTCACCGGATCTTCCATCCCGACAAACGGTCTTTATCTTCCGACGACTAACACGTTGGAGTTTGCTGCCAACAGCTTGGCGCAATACCGCATTGCCCCGTTGGGTGTGTTCTCATGGTACGACGGCGCAGGCGGCACTCGAATGACCCTCAATGCCACGGGGCTGGGCGTGGGGGTTGTGCCTTCATTATACAGATTTGAAGTTGGAAGTGGAAGCACTGACACTCGGGCGTTGTTTACATCGAACAATGCGTTTTCTATTGGTGTTAAGAATGGCGCGAACCAGCTTGGTGGATGGATCGGATCTGCTGGAAACAACATCCTGACTTTCTCAGGAAATGATGGAACCATGAAGGTTACCATTGATAATCCCGGCAACGTGGGCGTGGGGGTTAGCACATTCGGAACCTCTGCCGCAAAAGTAATAGGAATCGCTGATGGAACAGCTCCTAGCACCTCTCCGGCTGGTATGGGCCAGCTCTACGTCGAAGCCGGTGCGCTGAAGTACCGTGGAAGCTCTGGCACTGTCACCACCATCGCTAACGCCTAATTCATACCACCATGATTACTCTCAACTGGATCATCGAACGCCTTCTCGTCCGCAAAGTCGAAGGCACCTACTCCGATGTCGTCATCACCGCCGACTGGCGTTGCAACGGCACGCAGGATCAGTACAGCGGCACCTGCTACGGCTCGTGCAGTTTCGCGCCTCCGAGTGGTTCTGGATTCACTCCTTACGACAAGTTGACCGAAGCGCAGGTGCTGGACTGGTGCTTCGCCAATGGAGTCGATCAGAAGGCCATCGAAGCGAACGTCACTCAGCAGATCAACGACCAGATCAACCCGCCGGTCATCGCTCCGCCGCTGCCGTGGGTGCCGGTTCCGCCTGCTCCTGAGGTGGAAGTTGTTGCGCCCGAAGCTCCCGTTGTCGAAGCTCCTGCCGCATGATTAAGATCGAACTCACACTGCAACAGTTGCAACAGCTTACCCAACTCCTCGTGATCGGGATGAAGGCTGGAGACGTTATGAATATGAAGGTTGGACTTCCTTTGTACGAAAGCATTGAAGCCCAAGTGAACGCACAGCAGCAGCACAAGCCTGAGTAACCCATGGACGCGAGCAATCATGGCGGTGGATTCGGAGGTATCGTTGGGTTGCTGGGAACAGCGACCGTGGCAATGGTCGCATCCTACATCCCTGAACTCACCGAGTGGACTAGGTTCCTAACCGCCCTCGCCGCCCTAATCGCCGCCATCACGGCCCTCTACAAAGCCATCAAAAAGAAATGAAAAACACCAAGACGACTCTTGCCGGTATCGGTGCCATCCTCGTTGCCATCGGCGGTTGCCTTAAAGCCCTCTTCGATGGCGATCCCAGCACCAACGTCGATCTCGCTGCTACCATCGCCGCTGTGACCGCCGGTGTCGGCCTCATCGCCGCCAAGGACGCCGAGAAAAAGTCCGAGTGAACTGGATCTACCAGATCCTGAAGGCCCTGCTCGACTGGTTCCGCGAGACCCCACCCACCGACATCCAACATGGAAAAGCACCCGAGGCTCTCAAGAACGATCTGGCTGATCGCATTGCTGGACTGCCTCGGTTGCCAGATGACCAAGGTGGTCCTGGTCCCTTCCGGTGATCCGGTGATGCTGGCAAAGCCTACCAAGGCCAGCGTGTACGGATTCGACAAAGACAAGAAGCTGGTCGGGCCGTCCACGGTGACGCTGCCTGCCGGCTGGTACGTCCTGCCCAAAAACTGATATGGCCCAGCAAATCATCAACATCGGAGCAATCGCCAACGACAACACCGGGGACACGCTCCGGGGCGCCGGCCAGAAGCTAAACGATAACTTCAACGAGATCTACGCCGCCCTGCCTCTGACCGCCCCGTCGACCTGGGTGCCGACGCTGACCGATTCCGGCGGTGG